CCTCAGCCCGCGCGGCCATGCCATCGCGAAACCGCGCCTCTGGACTGTCAGGATTGTCTTGCCGCAAGCGCGCATTAAGCGGCACCGCCCGGCCAATCTCTTCACCAAATCGCTCAATCAATTCGGCGCGCGTCATCTGCACTTTGCGCGAAACCCAGCGCACTTCGCGCCAGGTCTTGGCCGGCGACATAAGGTAATCGCGCCACGCCACATAATCATGCGCCACTTCTTCGAATACCAGCATATCGCCGGGTTCTTCTGGCGTCTCGGCCTCATACTCGGAAGCGTCGTCAGTAATGCCCACGCCCTCGGCAGGCGTCGGCGGCTGCATTTTCTCAAAGTGCGGCACATAGCGCAGCCAGGCCGTGCCACGGCCCACGATTAGCCGGTCATCGCGCGCTTGCTTGATCACCTCGTCGAATTGGTCGCTGTCAGTCGCAAAGGTGACGGCGCGCTCAAGCACTTCCGCCGCCGTGCGTCCAATCGGGTCAGCATCCTTGAAGCGCCGTTCAACCACCGGTTTTGCGCGGCGCGCGTAAAGCGCAGGCTGCAAGGTCGAGACATTGGACCAAAAGATGTTGATGCGGCGCTCGCCGTCATCCGATGAAGACGCGTTCTTTCGCTCGTCGCGATATCGGTCCAAGCATCGCTGCGCGGTTTGATACCAGTTATTGCACCACTGATCGGCCTGCTCGATCTCGACAATCCACCGGCGGTATTTGCCGGCAGGCGTGTCATAATCAAGATCGTCGGGTTCCTGCGACATTACGCGAAAACCCTCCTGGGGGCAGTTGGCACAATCAAACTAGCCTTGAAGGCATCAGGCATTTTGCCAGCCCATGCCGCGTTGACGTGAAACCCTTGCAGCGATGCGGGCGGCTTGGTCATGACGCCTTGGGGTGTGTATTCTGCCGGGTCATACAACGTGCCGATAACGTCCAGCGCCACGGTCTCAGGCGGTGCGATCTGGCCGCCTTCACGCGCAAAGCCCGCCACATCATAGGCCGCGTCAAAAGCCGCGCGATTGGTGAAGCGGTGGAAGGTGTAGGTCCAGGTCATGCGGTAAGCGCCTGTAAAACGCTGTTTGATAGGCTGGTCGGATAAATCACAATGCGGCGCAAATAAGTGATGGAGTTAGCACCAGCGGAGCCAAAAGATTGAAAACGCAATCTATTCAAAGACGGCAGGGATAGGCTTGACTGCGTAGCTACCGATCCACCGTTAGCGCAATATGCCACGTTGCCACCAGAATACGCGCCTATATGCTTGTGAATGGCTCCAATGCTCAATGTTTCCAATGCAAGATTGGTTGTTGATCCCGAAATTATCACACTCAAACTTGACGTTGGCGCGCCGCTTGTGCGTTGTGCCACCGCAAAAGAGTTGTTTGTTGTTCCATCATCAAGCGCGACAAGCTGATTGATGGAGCCGCCGGCGCCGGAAAGTCTTGCATTCGTAACCAATTCGGCAAAAAGGGAAAAATCAGAAACGGTTGTTATGTTCGCCGTGCCGGTCTCAGCGGCGCGGGTGACAGAAGCCGCGCCGGTGATGATTGGGCTGGTTGCAAAAGTGCCCACCTCGCATTGTGCCACGTCCACCGCAATCACGTCGCCGCTTGTCACCAAACGGAAGCCAATGACCGGGTTAGCGATTGTCGCAACCGGAATTGCAAAGCGCTGCCACGCGGCGGTTAGCGTGATAGCCGTCCAAGACGCGCCGTTGTCTTGTGTTATCTCCACCGTGCCGGTGCCGGTAATGCGCCGCGCGAAGAAGCTGCTCACATGCGAAGCGCTGGCTGAGGTAATGGTTTGCAGCGCCGTCCCGTTGCCGGCCGTGGCGGTCAATCGTGACGCGCTATTGGTAACACCAGTAATGCCGGTGACGTTCAACGCGGCGGTGATGTTTGTCTTAACCCATGCGGTTTGTGTGAAATCGCGCGAATGCAAGGCGATGTTGGTGCGGGCGCCTTCGGTCAGCAAACCGCGCGCCTGCAACGTGGCAGGGTCATAATCAAAGCGCGCAACATTGCTGCCGACTTCCACCAGATTGCCCGCGATGTTGTAATGCCAAGCGGCAGAAGCCCGCGCAATGCTGATGCGCGGATCAAGACCGCCTGCCATAAAATCAAACACGGCGCCGCTGACGTTGCCGCCAGCCCGTAACCGCGTGTTGATGCGCTGGCCCAAGTTAGCGGCCCTGGCCCGCCGTGACGTAAAGCGTCGTGCTTTGCCCGGTCGCGCAGATGGCCGCGATCTGCGCCACGCCTGGTGCCTTGCTGACCACCTTGGATTGCCCCGCACCAATCGGATAGCCCGCCGTGGTGGCGGTCGCGGCAAAGGCAATAAAACACGTCAGCGTGCCCAGGTTCTGCACTTCGATCACGGAAGCCTCAGCGCCCGCCGCCGCAAAGCTGGCGTTGCTGCTGGCGTCGGTCACGGCGAAAGTCAAGGTTTGGCCGGGCGAAAACGGCGCACTGATTGACATGGCTTGAACTCCATCACCACCGCGAAGCGCGCGGCGCGGTTTTCCACAAGTCGTTGAAGGTGGCGGTGTTTGACGCGCCAACCGATACAATCGCTCCCGGCTGATGCACCGGCTTTTGCCGCACCCATGGGCGGCTCATGCAGGCGTAGCGAAGCTCGTCCGGCGCGTGGTCTTCGCCGTCGCTGTCCACATCTTCCGGGCGGTCCGGATCATGCTGCAACGCCGGCAGAGTGCGAATTAGGTCGCGGCATGTGCTGAAAATCAGCAAACCCGGTCCGGTTTCATCACCGCGCAACCTTGCCCGCACTTGATCCCACCCGCCAAGCGCGCCTTGCCGCGACACGCGGGCATTATCCGCCGGGCGGAAGAACACCTTGGCGGCCCGCGCCATGCGCTCGCCGATGCTAGGCCCGCCATCGCTGCTGAAAATGGCCGGATCGGCCACGCCATGCAGGCCGTTTTCAGGCTTTGGGTCGCCCGCCTCACGTTGCGCGATGCCTTGCGCCACTTCCTCGGCAGTCATCCGCAAGCCTTCATTCGGCTTGCCAGTGCTGCCATACCATTCCCGATAACGCACCAGCGCACCGCGCGGGATGTCCGCCAGTTCGCCGTCAGACACGGCCCACCAGCCCACCGAAAAGGGCCGGGCGCTGCCCCAGTCTAAAGACCGGAACCGGAACCAATGCTCAGGCAATTCACGCGGCGCAATGACGTGCCGGCCCATGTCAAACTCGGGAAAGAACGCCCCCGCGATGACGTTCCAATCGCCTTCTAGCCAAGCCCTAACCAATTCAGGGGCACCGCTCGCCCGCAGCCGCGCCACATAATCCGCGCCCAAGTGCCGGTTATCGCCAACCCGCGACGGGATATAGACCCGCTCCAAGCCGCTCACATCGTCCTTCATAACGCGCCAGCCCATCGGCTCGGGGTCAATGTAGCGCGCCCGCACCCATTGGTGCCCAGGGCCGCCCGGATTGCCCGTCAACCTGATCCGGCACGGGACGCCAGAACCTGACCGCAACGTGGCAAACAGCTTCAAGATCGGCGCCGGGCTGGGGAAATTGCCCGCCTCCTCGACATAAACCCGCGTGTAGCTGTGGCCCTGGTAGCTCTCGGCGTCCGCGTCGCGCTCAAGGTAGGCGAAGGTCAGTCTTGCCCCGCCTGGCATCACGCACCGCATGGGGACGCTGGTGAATTGCGCGCCCAATGGCGTGAACAACGCCCGCGCCCGCTCGAATGTCTCCTGCAATTCCGTCCGCGTGCGGCGGACCATCAGGCCTATCGCCTGCTTGCCGTATCGGTCCGCATGAACGGCCCATTCGCCAAGCATCCCGTCAGTCTTGCCGCCGCCTCGGGCGCCACCGAAGAAAACCTCAAAAACCGGGCAAGTCAGGAGCGCCGTTTGAGGGCCTGCCTGGGGGCGCCAAACTACGCTTGGGGCTGATGCTGTCTCGCCCACGCTTCGGCGTCCTCTGCCTCTGCCGGCGCCATGATGACATAGCCTAGGCGCTGCCCCTGGCTGGTTACATCAATATCGTGCTTTTCGCGCCAACCGCCGCGCGCTTTCATCCAGAAGATCGCAGCGCCGATATTCCCGTTTATCGCGGCTTTGTATAGGCTCTGCGCCACCTTGGACGTCGCTTCTATGCTGCCCGTGTCCAATTCGCGCCGAAAGTGTTTCCGCAGCGTCTTGGGATCAATCTCAAGATATTTGGCGATCTCGTCTTGCTGGACGCCATAGGCCGCGAAGGCTTTAACGATGCCGCGCTGTTCGTCGGTCGGGGTGAATAACTCACGGGGCATGGCTGTTACTCTGGAGCGTGCGGGTTGGAGTTACACCACCCAGCGGCGAGGGGTGCCCGCCGGCCTGTTCTTTCGCACGCTTAGGATATGGCTTGGCAAGCGGCGCAATCTGAGCGCGCATCGCTTCGTCTAGAGG